AGCAGCGTTGTGAACCGCAGACCTCCACCAGTAATCGTCGGGGGAATCACCAGGGGTGATGCCACCGACAGTAGAGGCAACGTCCTTGACCAGAAGGGTAAGGCCGTGGAAGTCGGTTGCATCAGGCGAGGCACCCCAGAACATGCTGTTCATCTTCTGAACAACAGATTCGCGGGCAATTTCGATCTTGGTGTTGAGAAGATCAAGGAACGCAGCTTCGCCGCTGTTCTGAGCCTCTTCAAGACCAGTGATCGACACGGTAGAAGCAAGCTGCTTCCAATCGTAAATCGCCGAAGTGACTTCTTCCTGAGCGACGTTGTTGATAGCAGTCGCACCCGAGTAGGTGACTGTGTTAGCCGCGTTGTCAAGGCCGATCAAAGCCTCTTGGATACGTGCGCCACCATCGATCTGGATGACCTGACCAGCCTGCGCCAAGAAATAAGCGAGAGGACGGGCCTGGAAGACCTGATCGATGAATTGTGGTGTGACCTTCGCAAAGGTCGTGGTCAGAATATCTGACCAGTTAGCATCGGTGTCTTTGTAACCGAAAGCCATGATTGACTCCTAAGGAGTAGATGGGATGGGATCAGCCAAACGTCAGCCGTTCAGCAAAGGATCTCCAACATTCGAAAAGCCACGTTCTGACATCGAATCTCGGAAAGCCTCGGCGAGAGAATCTCGCCATGAACCCTGGGACGAGGCACTGTATTCTTTCGGACCAGTGTCTGTATTCATTCCAGGGATTCCAGCGCCCGCTGCCACAACACCCTGCATTCCACGTTTCTCTTCCAGAACCCGCTGTTGCTCCTGCTCCAGTTCGCGCTGTGTAGACACCGCTTCCTGTGCAGACGCCCAGTTCAAATCCCGATAAGCCATCTCGACCGTTGGAATGTCATTCGCCTGCATATGCCGAAGAATAACATCCTGATCAAAATCACCATAACGAGCTTGAACCTCAGCGATTTCGTTCATCAAAACAGAACGCTGCTGCTGTTGTGCCACATTCCCGACAGTCCCCCGAAGTTGCTGAACCTCAGACTTCAAAGCAGCCACCTCTGCGGTGTCCTGCGTAGAAGCCTCGATTGTTTCGCCCCACTCGTTCGTAGCTGCCGCAGGCGCTGACGCCTGCGGAACATGAACTTTGTAAGTCTCTGCAATCAGATCAACGGTTGCTTTGGGATCGGTATCGAGCGCCTGAAGAAGATCAACTCCTCTTTGGGCGATACGACGCTGGTTGGCTAAGTCCTGCGTTTTCTGGGTGTAATCCCTTTGACGCATATAGCCTTGTGCTGCTTCTTCCAGACTGATCACCGTGCCGTCAGGCAAAGGGATTTCTGAATTCTGCTGCTGCTGACTTGTGGTGGGTGCTCCAGTTGGGAGTCCACTTTCGGTCTGATTCACGGATTGCTCCTTAAGAGTCCCAAATGTTGGGTTGCTCCTACACTATGCATAGACGGCGTTCATAACACTTATATCCCTAGTTGAGCGGCAGCGTCAGCTTCTGCTTGCTGAGCTGGCTCAAGCTGCGGAGCGTCAGCTCCACTTCCGCCGCCTCCTGCGCTCAAAGCTTGCTGCCCAGGCATTCCGCCCTGTTGAGCCATCGGGTCTTGCTGCTGTGGCTGTTGCAGGAACTTCTCAGGGTTTTTGATGTTGAACCCGTCTCGGAGCACGACCCGCATCAGTTCCTGAACGTTGACTTGCCCAGACTGAATAAACGGGGTCATTGCCTGCAACATTCCGAGCGCCGACTGGCGTCGGAATGTTTCGTTCTTCGGAACGGTCGAACCGCCCTCGACACGGAAATCGTATTGGCCTTTGATGTCTTCTCGGGTGTACGGCACCCACAAAGCGGCACCGTCTCGGCCAACGATCTTAGCGGCCTGTTCACCCGTCACGTATTGCTGGTTGATTTGGAGAAGTTTGGTAGCGAGCTGAGCGATGAACGTTTCGACACGGTCGAGTTTTTCAGCAGTTCTGACATTCGCAGCATCTTGCATCAACGATGCTTCCGTGGCGGTACGGCGGATCTGACCGCCGCCGCCACGCATAAATTCGGAAACTCCCGAAATCTCCTCGATATCTTGAGTGATCAACTGCGACCAGTTATACAGGCCAGGGTCCATCGAAACCTGATTCACAGGCTGAATAACGTCGTTTAGTGGGACGTTGTCATCTTCGATGAAGATCACTTCACCGTCACGTTTTGATGCGATCTTCGACAGGTCTGCTTTGTTGATGGCCGATTTGCGTGCAATGTATTTGCGTGCGTAACGGGCACGATGGTTCATCATTTCGGAACGAGTCTTAGATAGTTCCTTGATGAGAGGAGCAACCGATTCCAAATCTCCCATCGGATAGAAATGGTCGGGGATCTCGTAGTTGCGGAGCTGTTCGAATGGGTGACCGAAAGCGTACGGCATTGCCCGAGGACGAATCAGGTACTCTCGGGCACCCGTAGCGAAGGTCGACATCGTCTTGCGATGCAAATCGTAGAACTCGAAAACTTCGACCAGTTCCTTCGATTTGTAGCTTTCTTCTGCCGTCTTGTGCTGCGAATCGGAGAGTAGAAGCCCTGCTTGAACCGATTCTCGCGCTTTCCTTGAATACGCAGGGTCATTGTGAACATCATCGATATGACGCACAATGCGTTGAGATACCCAACGGGCATCTTCCAACGACGTAGCTTCAGGGTTAACGAACATGTCGTGAACCGAGATGCGTTCCATGACGGGACGATCAACCAGCGTTTGCTTTGATTGCGCCATGATCTGCTTAGCTAACTCTTCGTCCGTGACCATGTCACGTTCTTCTTCAGCAGCTATAGCAGTTTCGTTTTGCAAAGCCGACTGGAACCGAACAGCGAACTCTTCTTCGGTCAGGTCTTTCTCAGTCTCTTCATAAGACCAAAGCATCTTGCACCAGCCGTGACCCACAAGAAGCGAATCTTTAACGGCGCGACGGAACGGCTCCTGAAAGCGGTAACGCTCCCACTGGTGGTTGACCATTGCCTGAACAAACACGGCACGGGATTCCATGTCAGACCGATTCGCCTGCACTGTGATCTCTGGCCGAGAAACCGAAATCGCAGGATAAATCACATTGATCGTTGAGAACGCCTGATTGATCGCTATGCGATCATCAGACGAGCTGCCGCTAGGGATGATCGAGTCGCCCTTGTAAATGTTGACCATGTCGGTCCACAGGGCGTCGTAGCCTTCAGATTCTCGCCAAGAACGCGAACGTTCAAGTTCGCCCCCGTAGTAGGACAAAAGTTCTGCCTGTGGCTTGTGTGGTGGCTTCCGCCCAAATACAGGCATGGTTTCTCCTACGAACGGGAAGAGCGCTGAAGATCTACGCCTTCAGAGCGGGCGTAATCTTGTGATTCTTTCATCGCCCCGAATTGTGTCCAGCCTTCAGCAGCCGAAACACGGAACGGGGTTCCGCCTTTGCCGACAGGGTCGCGCCCTTGAGCAAATTCTTTATGGTGGTGTTTCATCTTGCATTCCCACGAAACACGTTGCCCTGTGGCTTCGCCTTCGCATGGCACGGGGTAAAACGTCTTTGTTTCATGGAAAAAGCGTTGGGCCGTGCCCCCGCAAGGGCACGGCTCGTAAGACAAGTCCCACACGGTGGGAGTTGGTTCTTCAGCGCTAGCTGTACGGATGCCCATCAGGCAAACGTATCAGACTTCCTGGCTGCCGCCAGGAGAGGCGAAACCACCGATGGTCCCACCGCTTGCGCCAGTAATGGTGCGTACGTCAGAACCAGCGTGCTGGCTGCCAGGGGCAACAACGTCGCCAGAAGCCGAGGAAGGAAGCGTCGAACCGCCGCCAGGCGACGCAAAGCCACCCATGATTTCGCCGCTGTGTGACTTCACCATCTCACCAGCACCAGTGCTGTCGTACTGAAGTTTATCTGGACCCATTTGAACTCCTAATCAGGACAATAATGCGTTCAAGCCTCTAGTGGACAGTGTTCGGCTTCTACAAGGTCAGTGGATGACCCATTCGTCGTCGGACGACAGCGCGCCGTCCATTTTTTGTACCTGTTCCTCGTACCAGCCCATCGATCCGTACGGGTGAACAACTTCTTCCTGATATTCGGGGGAGAAAGCAAAGTCCAACGCATGCACTGCCAACGCCAACGAAATGACGCGGTCATCGTGCGGAGATCCAGACATCTGGCCCCGATGGTTACGGGTGAAACGGGCCAACTCTGCACAAGCAGCAACAGACGGCACACCAGCCGACCTACGAACCCTCATCCACTGATGAAGACCATCGATCATGAGCGGTTTAGTGATTCTGGTCGTTTTCCAACCCCATTCCATCTGACGTTTACGAGTAGCCGAATTCAACGACATTCTTCGCCAAATTCTGCGATAACCCAACTTTCGCAGCTCAGTAACCGTCGTCAACCCGTGATTGTTAACCTCAGGCAAAATTAGGGCCGTGTTGTACCACGTACCCAACTTGAACAGCTCATAGGCAAACAAATCAGCCTCAATGTGGCCGTGCCACTCGGCAACAACCCGAGGCTCATCGCCCACAGACACCACATGCCCCGAACTGTAGTCGCCATGCGCCAAACCTTCAGCAACGTCAGCACCAATAACGTAAGAAGTGCCCTCATCAGGTTCTTCCCAAACATGCACAAACGAATTCGATGGCGTATTAGGCACAGCCTCAAACGTCCGAGGGAAATCTGGGCCTGGCCCCTCAAGGTTCACCGTCAACAACGGCTCCTTAGCCCCAGCATTCAACTCTTCCAACAACTCAGAGTTGAACACCATCATCCCAGAACGAATAAACGCCTGAGACGGGTTCGACGGATATTCCTGATGAAGCTGCCACTCAGGCAAATCAAACTGCTTCTGCTTATACCAATCCTCGTCGCGTTCATAAACCGAATCCCAGCCATAAAACATTGGCTTGAACACAGACTTGCCTGACTGGGCACGCACCCACAAATCTTCAAACTTGTTACCAGACCCGTTCGCTGTGCTGAGAAGGATGAGCTGACCGCCAATATCGGCAGTCGGCTCAATCGAAGCCCAAGCCTCGCCAGCGTTCTCCAAAAACGCGAACTCATCAACAACGATCAAACGACCCGTAAACCCACGGGCAGGGTTATTGCCCGACGGCAACGACAAAATCTCAGACCCGTTCGACAACTCAATCTTCGTCAAGTTGCTAGTGCGAACCCGAGGCCCACGGGCCTGAAGCCACCCAGGGATCCGCTCCAACCCAAACTTGACCTTGCCCAACAACTCCTGAGCCTCACGCTCACCCTTAGAGAGCAACATGATCCGAGTATTTGGAAACCAAAACGCCAACCAAAACACGTAAAACGCGACCAACGTCGACCAGCCGATCTGACGGGCTTTAAGAGTGATGCTGTTCTCACCATCCAACCAACGCTGAAGAGCCTCAGACTGAGAAGCCCTAAGAGTGAACAGACGCTCACCCAACGGATGCTGAATCTTCCAAGCCTGCTCAGCGACCCAATGAGGATCCGCAGCGCCACGACGCCAACCAGCCTCCCTACGGGCCAACTCGACCTGATCGCCACCCAAGCTCACGACGGGCCGATCTCCAACACGTCCTTACCCTGAGCCAGGTACGCCTGAAGCTGATCGTCAGACATGTTAGTAAACCGATCCTCAGCAGTCACATTCACCTGAAGAGTCGGAGGCCGCACCTTGTCAGCCAACGACAAAATCATTTTCGACGCAGCATCCCACTTCGGATGATCAGGATCAGCAGCAATCTTCAACGCCGCATGATAAATCGGCGAAATAGCGTCAGGCCCCAACACCGAGTTGTCAGCCATCTTCGTCCACAGCTTCCGAAACCGCTCATCCTTCTTCCAACGCCGCAACGTCCGATCCGCAATCCCAAACTCGGCAGCCCACGCCTTATCAGACAAACGATCATGCTCCAGAGAAGTCAAGTTCTCTAAATACGTCAGCACAATCGGTGGAGGATCCTCCTCCCCCGTTGTCGAATTGTAAGACCAGTGGTAATCAGATGGCGTCTCTCCAGCTTCCATGTCCATACCGTGGACAGCGTACAGCGTCGGGGGTCGTAGACGCCCCTCCGCTAGAAGGATGGGTGGATGTGCTGGGGATCGAACCCAGGTATCCCGCACCCCCAGTAGGAGGAGCAGCGAAGCCAACCTTCACACCCAATGTTAGAACGCCAGAAACAATGCTTTAATGAGTGGCCCCCCTCAGGGGCCACGAATGCCAGAGCGGCTACTACAGTCCAGAACCGTAGAAAAAGAGAGCCATACGTCCCCCAAGCGAGCCTGCGCTGGTGCGGGTCCGCTCGGGCGGCCCCGCTGCAAAGCGAGAAGCTAATATCACATGGACAGCGTTCATGTTAACGACCGTTAACACACGAACAGCGGACAAACAAGCGGACAAGCATCCTGGGGGGGAAAACAATCCGCAGAACAAAGGATTATTACATCTTGACGCGCGCGCCCACCCCCCCCTATACCCGCACCCGCCCTCGCACTGAGCTTCGCTCAGCATGCGATCACATGCATGCACGTACCCGCCCCCGATCGAGCGTGCGAGCGGGCAGCGCGAGTGAGGCAGAAACCAATGGGGGGCGTAGGGGGCCATTGGGGGATTTCTGCTTGACTTTTGGGGCCGATCTATGGTCCTATGGAGAAGTCGAGCCAGTCGGTTCGGCGGGCTTTACCCCACGGGGCGAAGCCCTCACATAGGAAAGCAGGGCCACCATGGCTCGTCCACAGACCATCGAGATTCGCTTCGGCGACTTGTTCATCACAACTACGCTGAGCGAAGCTCAGACGAAGCCGAAGGCTTCAACTACGGAAGTGGCTTCTACGAAGCCAGTACGGAAGCCGAAGGCTTCAACTAAGCCGAAGGCTTCGACCAAGCCGAAGGCTTCAACTAAGCGGAGCGAAGCTCCGAAGCGTGACGGCAAAGCCGTTAGGGCAAGGGTTTCGGCTCTTATCACCGAAGGTGATTTGGAAGCTGCGAAGCAGCTTTGCCGAGACAATGGTTGGAACCCGTCGAAGACGGACGGCAGGCTGAAGCCGAAGGCTTCGACAGAGCCGAAGGCTCCAGTGAAGCCGAAGGCTTCGAAGAAAGCTGCTCCGAGGCCGAAGCCGAGGCCGAAGGCTTCCACCAAGCCGAAGCCGAAGGCTTCTGTGAAGAAAGAAGCGAAGCTTCCTGGCGGGGAGCCTTCGGCTCCTGTGAAAGAAGCGAAGCTTCCTGAGTCAACGAAGTTGAAGGTGCTCTTCGGAGCGAAGCTCCGTGACGAGCTGGGAGCTATCGGAGTCGACGAAGCGCTGATTAGCTTCATCGAACGGCCTCGAAGAGGCCACTTGGTCCTCGAAGAGGATTTGTTCATCGAGACCTGGGCTGCCCTCACAGAGCTGCAGGAAAGCCCTGCTGTCGGTCGGCTGGACCACGTAGTGGTTTCGAAGATCAACAACGCTCAGAGCTTCGTGGATTGCCTCGCTGGCTGAGCAGCTAGATGCAGCGGGATCGCCAACCGTGTGAAGCAATGACGCATGGTTGGCGATCACGAAGCAGCTTGCTTCATGCTCCTGTGAACCCTTCACAGGAACGAACACATAAGGAAAATTTGATGAGCACCACCGAAGGTACGGAAATTTATCAGGATATCCCGAAGGGCATGGAGGCTCTTGGCCCATGGTCACGGCGCCGTGTGATTGGGCTGGCCGATTTGGCTCGACGGCTCGACGTAGTCGCCGAGCTGGTTTGTGAAGACATCACACCCGACGACTTTGTCGTTCAGGAGGGCTGTGATAGAGACGAAATGGCTCGGCTTGCAGCGAAGCTGCACATGTCGCTCTTCGAAGAAATTGCGGGACAATGGCAGTACGAGGCGATCGTGTGGCTGTGGAACTACGGCGGCGAACGCATTCAGGACTGCATGTTCGAGCTGTACTGTGATGGCCACTACGAGGCCGATTTGGAAGACGGAGATTCGTACCGTGAAGTTCGGCTCTGTGAAGGTGTCAAGTCGATGATTTGGGACCGTCGTAACCTGTAATCAGCTTCGCTGATCGCAGCGGGAACTTCCTTCCTGTGAAGCAATTCACGGGAAGGAGGTTCACGAAGCGATTTGCTTCATCCCTTCACGCCATTCTGGTGTGAAGGAACACATAGGAGAAGACCTTGCCCGACGAAATTGAATGCGAAAAGTGCTTTCAGCTCGATCTCGACATTTACACGGAGATCTGCTGTGGCTGTGGCGACTGTGCCAGTAACGCCGAACATGCGGCATCGAAGATTGATGCGTGCCCCTGTGAAGCATCCAGTCCCGACTGGGAAGC